ATCTAGCCTACTTCGCGTACAAGCGCGAAGCGGCTGGAAAACCTACCAAGTCGCAAGAGATTTGGGAGTTGTCAGTAGATGAGATTTTGATTGGAGATGAAAGCCCAAAAGCTACGAATCCGGAAGCGTAAATAGGCTACTTATTGAAGTAGCAATAGCGACCGGAATTCCGATGAGCGAATGGACAGACATCAACGAAGTTCTAACGGCAATCGAGATATTGAAGGAGCGCAAAGGTGGCAAATGAACCCATCACATACGACAAGCGCGAACTTCGCTCGATTATTGGCGCGTTCAAGGCGATGGATGATGAAGCGGTTGATGCCGCTAAACGCGAGTCGTCAGCCTTGGCAACCTACGCCGCCAACGAAATCAAATCCTATTCGCTTAGTCGTCGATTCGGACAATCGGCAGTCAGCCGCATCGTTCAAGGCGTTCGGGTTAGCAAGTCGAGCAAGATTGGCGAACTCAGTTACGGCTTCGCATCTCAACGTCTATCTGGTGGAGGATCGACTCGGGACATCTGGGCTGGTTATGAGTTCGGGTCTAATCGTTACCCACAGTTCCCAAGGCGCACACCGCGCCGAGGCCGAGGCAATTCTGGCTACTTCATTTACCCAGCCCTACGCAAGATTCAGCCTGAATTGATTCGTCAATGGGAAGAAGCGTTGAGCAAGATTATGAAAGAATGGACTAAGTAATGGCAGGAAGTAGAACGCTCAAGCTCTCGATTCTTGCCGACGTTGATGATCTCAAGAAGAATCTCAAGACCGGCGAAAAGGAAGTAGAAGGCTTCGGCGGTAAGTTAGAGAAGTTCTCCAAGGTAGCCGCCGCCGCTTTCGCGGCCGCCGCAGCTGCCGCCGCCGCTTATGCTGGCAAGTTGGCAATCGAAGGTGTCAAGGCCGCTATTGAAGACGAAGCCGCCCAGAAGCGTTTAGCCTTAGCCCTAGAAAACGTCACCGATGCGACAGATGCACAAATCGCCGCAGTCGAGGAGCAGATTCGCAAGACTTCACTTGCCACCGGTGTCGCCGATGACAGACTTCGCCCAGCCCTTCAGCGTTTAGCAGTCGCCACAGGATCAGTCGAGAAATCGCAAGAATTACTCAATATTGCTTTAGACGTTTCAGCGGCTACTGGTAAAGACGTCGAGACAGTATCTAACGCCTTAGGTAGAGCGTATGAAGGTAACACGAGCTCCCTCAGTCGTTTAGGAATTGGTTTATCAACCGCTGAAATAAAGACTCTAGGTCTCGAAGGCGCAATAAATCAACTCAGCACAACTTTCGGCGGAGCCGCCGCGACTCAAGCTGACACTTTCGAGGGCCGAATCGCAAGATTGCAAGTGGCGTTTGATGAAGCCAAAGAGACAGTCGGAACGGCTTTATTGCCTATTATTGAGAAACTTTTGACTTTCATTACTGACACGGCAATCCCAAAGTTTCAAGAGTTGAAGGCGACGGCAGTTGATCCAATCATTATTGCTTTCAAGAATAATGAGGATGCTTTGCGCGACTTATGGAAGTTCGCTAAAGACTTTTTGATTCCATTATTTGGCGGCGCACTTATCAACGCAGTCAAAGGCGTTGCAACGGCAGTTTCAGGCATTGTCAATATTGTCGCGACAGTCGTAACATCAATAAAGAATCTTGCCAATGACGCTATCAATATCATCAATAGCATTATTCGCGCTTATAACGCTATTCCAGTTTTGCCTAACATTGGAACTATTCCGAACATTGGAAGCAGTTCAGGGCCAGGAACTAACACAGTAAGTCCGGGAAGTCTGCCATTTGGCGGTTCTACTGGTGGCTCCAGTTCCAGCGGAGCAGGAAGCGGTTCAGGTAGGGGCACAAGTTCAGGCGGTAGCGGCGGAGCTGGTAGCGGTTCAGGATCGGGTTCTGCATCTGGAAGTTCCAGCGCATCAAGCACTCCAGTATTTAGCATCCCAGAAATCGGCAACCCTAGCGAATTTGTACGCGACTTTATTGGATACACAGACACAGGCGGAGGCGCATTTGGCGGTAGAGGAAATACGCGACCAGATGACGGAGGCGGAGATATTACAATCGTCGTTCAGGCTCCAACTGTGATTGATGAAGAAGGATTTAGCCGAGCCGTCGTCGATGCTCTCAATCAAGCCACCAACCGAGGCACAGGCGGCGGCGGAGGCCTTAGAGATACGGCTCAGGTTCTATGACGGCTTGGACTCCTGAATGGCGAGTCAAGAGTAACGGCAACGACGTTACGTCAGTAACCCTTGCCAACCTTGCTATTACTTCGGGCCGCACCGACGTCAATTCGCCAACTCCTGCCGGATATTGCGAACTGCAACTTATCAACACCGACAATACAGTTTATAACTTCAGCGTCAATACGGCGATTACCATCGAAGTCAAAAACACTTCGGGCAACTTCGTTCCTATCTTCGGCGGTCGTATTTCTGACCTTCGTCAGATAGTTAGAACGGCTGGAAATAAAGCCGCAGTTACCACAATCAACATAACCGCCATTGGGCCACTTAGCCGACTCCAAAGAGCTATATTCAACGGCAATCTTGCTGAAGGGTTAGACGGCGCACAGATTCTAGATTTACTGGATGAACTACTGCTCAATAGTTGGAATGAGTTACCACCGGCTGAAACTTGGAATAGTTATGACCCGACCGAGACTTGGGCTAACGCTTCCAATATTGGTCTAGGCGAGATTGATGCTGGCGAATATACGATGAGTAGCCGACAGATTGAGGATCAGGTTATTGCTAACGTCGCCAATCAAATTGCTTCCTCAGCCCTTGGGTATCTCTACGAAGACTCTAACGGCCTTATTGGATACGCAGACGCCAGCCATCGACAGGATTACCTAGTGGCCAACGGATACACCGATCTAGACGCCAGTCACGCCCTCGGCGCGGGAATCGGCATAGTCCAGCGTCAGGGCGACTTGGCCAACAAAATTGTTATTGATTACGGCAACAACTTCACCAGCCAATACACCGCCCAAGATACTGTTTCACAAGCGACCTATGGTCTATATGCCGAGCAGTTCTCCAGTTACGTCAAAAACACCGCAGACGTTGAGGATATGGCCGACAGATTGATTCAGCTTCGGGCTTACCCTCGATACCAATTCCGTTCGATTACCTTCCCACTTCAGTCTCCTGAAATCGATGACGCAGACCGAGACGCTTTACTCAATGTGTTTATGGGCCAGCCAGTTCGCATCACTAACCTTCCGCCTCAAATGCTAGGCGGCGAATTCACCGGATACGTTGAAGGCTGGACATTTAGGGCGTCGCTCTCTGGGCTATCAATTACCCTCAACGCAACACCCACAGAATTTTCAGCAGTAGCGCAACGATGGGATCAAGTCTCAGGCGCAGAGAGCTGGAATAGCATCCTCAGTACGCTAGAATGGCAAGACGCGATAGGAGTTATCAGCTAATGGCAACAACAACGAACTTCGGTTGGGAAACGCCCGACGATACCGATTTGGTCAAAGATGGGGCTCTCGCGATGCGAACCCTTGGAAATGCCATCGATACGTCGTTGGTCGATCTCAAGGGCGGCACAACCGGCCAAGTGTTATCGAAGACCAGTAATACGGATATGGATTTCACTTGGGTCACAAGCGATGACGCTAATGCGATTCAGAACGCGATAGTTGATGCCAAGGGCGATCTCATCACCGCCACCGCAGCTGACACTCCAGCTCGCTTAGCAGTCGGCTCAAATGGCGACACTCTTGTCGCGGATTCTGCCGCTACTACTGGCCTACGTTGGTCTGGAACTCCAAGCGCAAGTAACCCCATAATCAATTCATCGTTTCAAGTATGGCAACGAGGAACTACTTTCACTGTTGGAAATGGTTACACCGCTGACCGATGGTACGCATATTCCCCTAGCGCTGGTCGCACTATTACGCGACAGACGACAGGTGACACAACGAACTTGCCTAATATTCAGTATTGCGCTCGCGTTGCGAGAGATAGCGGAAACTCTGCTACTGGAGATGTTCAGTTTTACAATGTATTCGAATCAGTCAACTCGATACCATTAGCAGGTAAAACCATTACGTTGTCGTTCTACGCTCGCCGAGGTGCTAATTATGCTCCTACGACTGCCAATGCGTTAGAAGCCCGCGTTGCTTCGGGAACAGGAACCGACCAAAATCCAGTAAATAGTTGGACTGGAACGAGCGATTTTATTCAATCTAACGTTACCCTTACAACTACTTGGCAAAGGTTTACGTTGACTGGAACTATGCCTACGACTGGAACCCAATTATTTGTAATGTTCCGTCCAGGTGGTAATGCCTACACGGGAACTGCTGGAGCAGCAGATTATTTTGAGGTTACTGGTATCCAGTTGGATATTGGGTCGGTGGCCTTACCATTCAGAACTAATGGTGGCACACTTCAAGGCGAGTTAGCCGCTTGCCAGAGGTATTACTATCGAGCAACGGGAACGCAGGCTTATACCTGCTTATCTCATTTAGGTTCTGCCGAATCAACTACTTTGATTCGTTTTACCTTACCTGTTCCAACTCAAATGCGAGTAGCGCCCACCTCGGTTGATTTCGCGACTCTGACTTCTTCTCGAGATGGACTAAATAGCGGAAATGCTATCTCTGCGATAGCGTTGTCGGGCTATAT